ATCAGTGTGTACGGCGTAATGGCAACCGGTCCGCCGTATGGCTGCCAGCCCTCTTTCAGTTTGTGTGTCAGCTTTTCCGCAAGGTCTGACGGCGACGCCGCCCTGACAACATCGTAATGTTTAATCGACATCGAATTTCTCCCGTGTACAGGAACAGAGTTAAAAAGCCGGAACCGGAATCAAATCACAGGATGACCATCTGCCAGTGGCAGGTCATAAAAAAAAGCTGCGCAATGCGCAGCCAGAACTCACAAGGAAAATGATAAAAGGAATAACACTAGTGATGTACGCATGGCGCCTCCCGCTAAGTTCTGCAATGATCAAACAGAACTCGCTACGTGCCCTTAAAACTCGATCATTTAGCCCCTCCAAGGAGGATTCACCATGCGGTTGGTTTTTTAATAAACAGTAAACAAAAAAGTCAAGAATTATTCATTCTGTTCTTTCATCATCGGCCACAGCAATACCACAATGCCGCAGACCAGAGCGCCATCAGTCAGTACCAACATTATCCTGCTGGTGAAATCCATCATCACCATCACTAAAAGCAGGATCACAACAGCAAGCAGACACAGTTTATAAAACAATGTTCAGAAAACGCATTCAGCATGCCTGAGGTTCTATTCCTACGAATAGCCAACTTGCAACTTAAAATATTATTTATGCAGCCAATTAAATTCTGGTCCTTACAATATCAACCTGAAGATTCTTATCTTGTGCTGATTGATAAATGACAAACCTTTTACTACCTGCATTGAAAGAAGTAGACAAAACCAGACAATTATCATAACGAGCAAGAACATAATACCAACCATCATTATAATTAATCATTTCATATTCTTTCTTAAACTGTGGTTTGTAATATCCTGTCAGAAATGAAAAAAGCCAGAAATATGCCACAAAAGCAATCATCACAATCTCAAAAAAATGTTTTTTATAAATGGCTTATCATAGAAGCATGATACCGATAAAAATCGCCCATAAGATCTTATCGAAATTGTAACCGCCAGCGCAATCGCTGCTGACAGTAGCAAAAGAGGTACCTGAATCTTCTGTCTCAATATAGAAAACTCAATAATTGCCGGCACAAACAATAATTCCACAGCAAAATAAAGGCGAAATACATTTAGCTCTTGCATAGAATGTTTTCTTTTCACTGCGAAAAAGAATACAACACCAATACCCCAACCGATAAGAAATATAGCAATGACGATAACTGCAAAAAATAAACTTCTGGCAACATCATCAACACCTGCACCTACAATCCACCATGGGAAGCCGTAGTAAAAAGAAGTACCCCATCCATAGAAATAAGCACTCCCCCATCCAAGGCATCCCATGTAGGCAATAAAAAGTGAAGAACTCCTGAGCAGCGCACCATCCTTCATAACCACCCCAATACAAGATGATAACATTGGCTTACAACTCATAACAAAAGCAATTCAATGCCGTCAAGAGGTTACAGGCTAAAAAAACTCTATTACATTGCAGTCAGCATGTTTACTACACAAATACAATTCAGAGCATAAAAACTACTCGGCGGCAGGTTATTGAGCTCATCAATGACATGTAAAAAACGCCCATTATTGGTGTCAAGTTTCCCCAAAGTTATTCAAAAAGTCAATATTATGCCGTTAATATGTTGCCATCCGTGGCAATCATGGCGCTAACGTGTGATCGCATTCAAAATGTTGTCTGCGATTGACTCTTCCTTGTGGCATTGCACAACCAGAGCGTCATACAGCGGCTTAACAGTGCGTGACCAGGTGGGTTGAGTAAGGTTTGGGATTAGCATCGTTACAGCGCGATATGCGGCGCTTGCTGGCATTCTTGAATAGCCGACACCTTTGCATCTTCCGCATTCTTTCTCAACAACTCTCCCCCACAGCTCTGTTTTGGCTATATCAACTGCCCGACCTGTACCGTGGCAATCTCTGCATCTTGCGCCCGGCGTCGCGGCACTACGGCAATAATCCGCATAAGCAAATATTGCGAGCACTTGCAGTACCTTTGCCTTAGTATTTCCTTCGAGCTTTGCCACACCACGGTATTTCCCCGATACCTTGTGTGCAAATTGCATCAGATAGTTGATAGCCTTTTGTTTGTCGTTCTGGCTGAGTTCGTGCTTACCACAGAATGCAGCCATTCCGAATCCGGCTTGTGATTGCGCCATTCCCATAGCAGCCATCACATCAGTACCGGAAAGAGAGTCAGAAGCCGTAGCCCGTGGTGAGTCGCTCATCATCGGGCTTTTTGGCGAATGAAATTTAGCTACGCTTTCGAGTCTCATGCGCCTTCTCCCTGTACCTGAATCAATGTGAGGTTTCCGCAGAACACTGCGCCGGTATCGATATACATCTGGTTGGCAAACTTGAGTGGTTTCACTGCTGGCGTATGACCAAAGATGAACGTGTCCGCGCCTTTGATTTCTTTCACGATCCCGTCTTGTGAGTTGCTGATTCGTTCGCGGTTCCAGATTACCTGCTGATGATCAACTGGCTTTCCAAACTCGTATTCGTCACAAGGATAATCGGCGTGGCAGATGACATATTTTTTATCTTTGCTCACCAGTTCGATGATTAACGGAAGTTCTTCTGCTTTATGGGCAAGAGCTTTAGCCAGAATTTCTTTGTCGTAATCGAGATTAAAGAACCAGCCACCGCCATTAAGCAGCCAGTGATTGACGTTTCCACGCTCTGATAAGCCATCAATCATCATGTGCTCATGGTTTCCACGTACAGCTCTGAACCAGGGGAATGTGATTAATTCCAGGCATTCAACGTTCTCTGCACCACGATCAACCAAATCGCCAACCGAGATAAGCAGGTCTTTTTTGGTGTCGAATCCTATCGTCTCCAGTTTTTTCATCAGGTTCGTGTAGCATCCGTGCAGATCGCCAACTACCCAAATATTTCGGTATTTGCTGCCATCAATTTTTTCGTAATAGCGCATCTCTTTCACTCCATCCGCGATGAACCATGAGAACGTCGTTGACGATGGCGTGCATTTTCCCGTCTTTATCATCAACGTATTTTCTGACCGTACCGCGACTACATTTCAGTCTGCGTGCTACTTCTGTCTGGTTTCCGTATGCTTCAACGAGCATGTCTGGAATGGTTTTTACTGAGAACGTCATGCGGCCTCACTTCTGCTATTTCGCAGGTCTTTGAGTTTCTGCTGATACTCCGCCTTAATGGCCCTGCACTCTTCGACAGTCCAGCGATGGCGGTTATGGTTTGATTCGATTTCGTCTACTGCTTCCTGCCCGATGCGGTTAATCAGTTCGACGCGATACGGAACGAGATTTCCGCTTTTATGTTGGTTGCACACCACGCATTGCTTGTGAATATTGCGTTCATCAAATCGGAGTTGAGGCGCCGCAGCAGTTGTCCGGTAATGCCCGGCATCCCACTGAGCAGACGTGAGCGTTCCGCACGAGATACATGGTAAGTCGCGATCTCTTTCTCTGATGAAGGCGTTTACGGCTTGTTGGGCTTGTTTAATCCAGTAACTGCGGGGCTTTAAGGCGAGTTTTCGAATCTTCAGTTTATCTTTCTGTTTCTGCTCCTCTCGTCGTCGTTTCTTCTCTGCTGCTTTTTCCGCTTTTTCGCGTTCTTTGCTTCGTCGTTCGAGTGCTAATTGAGTTCCGTGTTCCGGGCAGCACCACCACTGATTTGAGAATGCCGGGTGAAACCATTCCTTGCATATTTTGCATTTCCTTCGCGCTGGTTTAGCCATTAAGCAGCCTCCCCTGTTACTTTCAGCATTCCGTTATCGAGCAGCTTTCTGGTCAGCCACTGTTGACCACGCCCGGTGATTTTTGTGGTGAACGATATCTGTATTCCGTGATTTGTGTTGACCGCTGTTTCTTTCACTGTGAAATAGCCACGATCCATATATTCCTGCATTGGCACATTGCGCCGGGAGCCTGAAGCAATAAGGATTTTGTGATCGCGCATCCACGCAAACAGTTTGTTTGGACCAATACCAACAACCTTTGCAAAGTTTCCAATCAAAATTCCGCTGGACTCGCCAACGCGATCGGCAAACTCAACTTTAGGTGCTGCGAGAGCAAGCTGTTTCTCCAGTTCAGCCTTCTGGTCTTCAAGGTCGGCCGCAAGGCGCAATGCCTCAGAAAAGGTTTGTGGTATTTTCGCGGTTGCCCCTTCGAGTTCTCGCCAGCGGTCAACAAGGCGAGCGGTGAATTCCGGCGACAACTGGGCAACGACAATAATGCTGTCGCGCTTACCTTGTTCGCCCTCAAAAACGTAAGCCTCTACGCCACGAAGTAATCCTAAGTTATTGATTTTTTCGAAAACCACCATTGGGGGATTTCGGATCACACCTCGAACCGCCAGTCGTTCAATGGATTGTTTCACCTTGTCATGACGACTTCCCACCAACTCAGCGATTTCAATGCTTGTCATTTTGATGGCATTGCTATTTATCAGCTCATTCATTGTCATGTCGTCTCACATTGAAAATTCAGCAATAACAAACCCAGCCGAAGCTGGGTTTGTTAAGTTGTCAATTGTCAGTAGCGATGCAGTGAAGGCGGCAACTCTTTGTTCTTAAGCCTTTCCCATGCCAGAAGGTTCGTTGGTCCGTCTGGCTCATTGATATCAACATCTCGTGTGTGATTAATTAAAACGTCTCTCGCCATTCCAATAACATACGAGAACTCATGACCGTAGTCGTAGCATATGCCGGAATAGCCAGACTGAATCAGTTTTAATGCGGGATACAACTCACGGAACAATGCCTGTGAGCGGTTGGCATAATCCCACAGCCATACAAGGCTGTCTGTTTCTTTTGCGGAAAGCCCGTTGGGCTTCTTCTCTTGTTTGCCAGTATTTTTCTCGCACTGGCTGAAATAGCAGTCTTCCAGTTTTTCGAACACATCCCACGCCTGATCGGTTTCGAGCATTTTGGCGTGACGGGCTGCTCCGCGTTCTGTCCAGAGGATGAGGGAGCGGGTTTTTGGGGAAATTTGTAAACCTCTTTGAGAGGTTCGCAAACTATCAAGTTCACAGCCACTTACTTTAAAGAAGTGTTTTCCTGCAATGAAACGACATTCATTACGTTTGAAGTTCTGCCGTATATGTTTTTCTTCAGTTTTGTATAGATGTGCCAATAACCCTGTTGTTATTACAGGGACGTTAGAGTAAGTAACGACGACGAGGGATTCTACAGCGAGTTGCATGGTCATAACGACCTCCTTTAGCTTTTTCTGAAATTACCACCTCTGATAGTGGTGTCGGGAGGTTCAGAACGGCCTAAAGAACCGCGGACTTATTCCCCTTACGGGTGTTGTATTCGTCGCCCTCCCGACATTGTTCGGGGATGTGACAGCACATTGTGCTATCACTGAATAACAGGCATAAAAAATCCAACACTGACGGGGTTGGTTTTGTCCGCTTTAGAGAGGTTCTGACGCCTCACAAAGATAAATCTACAAGTAACGACCTATAACGTCAAGCCTGATCGGTTTCGAGCATTTTTGCGTGACGGGCTGCGCCGCGTTCTGTCCAGAGGATGAGGGAGCGGGCATTTTTACCAACTAACCCGATTGTTTCGGGTCTGTTCTTAAACTCGCGTAATTCGTTTTTTTCAATTTTAAAGTAATGCTTTCCGGGCATGAATCGCGTCGTGTTGTTCAGAAAGTTATCAGAAATGTTTTTGATTTTTGTTCCGTAAAGGTGAGCCAACAGTTCAGTAGTAATTACGGGGATCTGGTTATAGGTAACAGGGGAAAGGTTTTCGACAGAAATTTGAACAGCCATAATGACCTCGCGTTTCGATAATTTTTACCTCGCCACCGTCAGGTGCTAATCATCGTGGTGGCGAACTGTGCGGGGTTAGCACTACCGGTCGAAACATCCGGCGAGCCTTTCGGCTCCCCCACACAGCCCGCCATAAATCGCGAATGTGACTGTGCTTAGCGCATAAAAAAACCGCCAGCGCGGTTATGCACCGTTTCGATATCCGGGGTGCTAATCCCGACGCCAGATTTTGCTGGCGCGTGAGGAATATAGCCCCGAATAAATCATCGCGTCAATCACCTTGTTTTCCTCGCACGATGTCTTAGCCACCGGATATCCCACAGATGAGCCGTGTAGTTGAAGGTTTTTACGTCAGATTCTTTTGGGATTGGCTTGCGTTTATTTCTGGAGCGTTTCGTTGGAAGGTATTTGCAGTTTTCGCAGATGATGTCGGTGATACTTCTTCGCTGTCGCCTCATGCCGCCATCCTGACGCCCTGCCCGATCGCCATCAATGCCGCTTTGGATACAGTAGTAAACATTCGTCGAGGACTGATGAACGGTCGCCAAATCAGCAGCATGGAGCCTTTGCTGTTTCCCTTCTTCTCCAGCCCTGTCGATGGTTCGATAAAATTAATCCGTCCATCAGTGATAATGCGAACTTCGTCGACACTCTCCAGAGCCTTGCTGAACCATCCGACTGACATATCCTCTGGCACAAGCATCACTACCGTCTGTCGCTGTTGTATGCACTGCTCAGCGGCTTTTTCCACCCACGGCCTGATATTGCTGTACGGTGGGTTATTCCAGATTGCACCGTGGCTTATCCACTCAGAATTTAGCGCGTCGTCGGCCTCAGTTAGCCAGTGAGCGCACAGAGCATTTTTGTCGCTCGCAGCTGAATCCAGCCAGAATCCAAACTCAATATCCAGTGCATCAAAAAGCCAAAGCGGCGTTTGCCAGCAGTCCTTGTCGTGTGATGGCGTATTTGATTTGATAGTCATGCAGCTCTCCCTTTTCGTTGTGACCATTCATACTCTCGCCAGGAGTCATCACTCCACCGCACGTTGCGCTCTGAGCCGAACCAGAACATGATTTCGATAAGCTCAGTCATGCTGGCCTTCCGCATTTTGCTGGTACGCACGCCAAGCATGACAACGCCACCGTCGATACCAGGCACACTTCGTTGCTCCAGTTTTTTGGTCTTAAGCCACAGGGCAGTGAACAGGTCTTTCCAGTCTTCCGGCGCCAGCCGTTGACCATGCCATAGCACCTGACGCGAAACATCGTTCAGCATCGGCCACATACGGTCATTCTGCGCTTTGCTGCGCTTGGGTTCTTTAACGTGGACTTCGTGGGGTGACTTGTCGTCGATGGGTAGTGAGAGAATGGCGTCTATGGCGTTATTTCTGATTGCTTCGTTGCGAAGCAGAAAGGTTTGCTTCATCTCCTGCTCTCCGGTTCCATTTTTCAGCCGCCGCAGCAACTGATGGTGCCCATGCCCCCCTGGCTTCACAGAGGTCACATTCTGCATAGCCCCACACATCAATATTTATTCCGGCCTCAACCCACAGACGAGCATTACCGCCGCAAAACGGACATTCTTTTAGCTTTGGCTGGGTTAATGATAGGTCGCTCATGCTCACTCCTTCACTTAAAATCCAGACTCCGGATAATTCTGTTGCGCTGAAACTCATTGTTGAGTTTGAACAACCGTCGAAGAACACGGTCACGCGGATAGCGTCGTGCGGCAGGTGAATGCTCATACAACTCATCAAGCGGCAAACTGGACGATGAACGATACCGATACCAACGCACCAACTCTTCACGAAAATTAGCCCTGACAAGCTCAGCTATCGTACTCATTTCTTAAAGCCTCCAATTACTCTTCCTCAAATAAAAAGGCCTGCGATTACCAGCAGGCCTGTTACAAGCTCAGTGATGTAGATGGTCATCTTTTAACTCCATATACCGCCAATACCCGTTTCATCGCGGCACTCTGGCGACACTCCTTAAAAATCAGGTTCGTGCTCACCTTTCCTTCCCGTTCTTCCCTGGTAGCAAACCGGTAATACACCGTTCGCCAGACCTTACCTTCGATAACCAGAAGACCTGCCCGTGCCATTTTAGCTGCGGCCTGATTTATGCTGGTTACTGTTGCGCCTGTTAGCGCGGCAACGTCCGGCGCACAGAAGCTATTATGCGTCCCCAGGTAATGAATAATTGCCTCTTTGCCCGTCATACACTTGCTCCTTTCAGTCCGAACTTAGCTTTAATTTCTGCGATCTTCGCCAGCGCCTGAACACGATTTAGAGGTCTGCCGCCCATGACAGGAAGTTGTTTTACTGGTTCAGGTATCGTCTCACCACGGTTAATTCGCGCTGTCATACAGGTCAGTTCATCGGCAGCCTTGCGTCGTAATTCCGCGTCAGTCAGCGCATTGGCCCGCATGTTCTGGTACAGGTTGGTAACCAGCCAGTAGTGCGCGTTCGATTTCCACGGATAAGACTCTGCATCCGGATACAGGCCTCGCTTCCGGCAATACTCGTAAACCATATCAACCAGCTCGCTGACGTTTGGCAGTCCGGCGATAACGGATGCTTCTTCCCGGCACCATGCAACAAACTGCCCGGGTGATGGAAGAAATGGTCGATTCTGCCGACGGGCTACGCGCATTCCTGCGTTAACCTGTTCCATCGAGGTGATCCCGTTTTCCCGGAAAGCCAGAACCCACTGGCGGCGGATTTCATTCAGTTCGTTCTGGTCCCGGTTAGCCAGACTCGCCGGGAAAGTTGCCAGTAACTGGCTGAACACACCGTTGATGATCTGCGCTACCTGTTGTACCTGCGGCTTTTCGTCGTACTGTTCCGGCATGTTGTTGGTGATCCGACGCATCTGCTCACGGTCAAAGTTAACCATCTGTGCGGCGATGTTTTTCATAAATCCACCCCGTAAATCCAGTCAGTGTTTGTCAGGTCGAGTTTTGGTTTTCCAGCTGTCACGCCAGCCTGTTGCTTGTTACGGTTGATTTCGAGTTGGGTCCACTTGTCGCGGAGTTTGGCCGGACTTAGCACGTTACCGGACCAGAAGTTGTCCTGGCATGCCCAGCGGAACAGCACGCACATGTCGCGGTGGTTACGTCCGTCACGTTCACGCATCAGGCGGATATCGTTAGCCCACCCTGCAAAATTCGGTTTTCTGGCTGATGGTGCGATGGTCTTCACCATGTCAAACATCCACTCTGCGGCGGTCAGGTCTTCTGCTGTTCCCCACTTGCTGCCGCTCTGAATTGCAGCATCCGGTTTAACCACAGAAAGATCGTTTTCTGGCTGGTCAGAGGATTCGCCAGAATTCTCGGACGAATAATCTTTTCTTTTTTCTTTTGTAATAGTGTCTTTTGTGTCCCCCTGTTTTGAGGGATAGCAATCCCCTAATTTGAGGGATGTTTTATCCCTCGTTTTAGGGGATTTTCCCTCGTTTTGAGGGATGTCCCTCATTTTAGGGGAACCTCCCTCGTTTTGAGGGATGCACCATTCTGAGATGTTTTTATTTGGTCCAAACATGCCGCCTTGCTGCTTGATAATATTCATTCTGACGAGTTCTAACTTGGCTTCATTGCACCGTTTGACAGGTAACTTTGTAATCTCGCTAAGTTGAGAATCGGTGATTCTGTCCATTGGTTTATTCCACCCATAGGTTTTACGCAGAATGGCAAGCAGCACTTTAAACTGTCGCTTGGTCAGATCTGCGCCTGAATAAGCCTCAATCAGCATATTTGATAGTCTGGCGTAACCATCATCGAGATCTGCCACATTACGCTCCTGTTCGGCAAAGTTACCTCTGCCGAAGTTGAGTATTTTTGCTGTATTTGTCATAATGACTCCTGTGGATTGATCCAGTAATGACCTCAGAATTCCATCTGGATTTGTTCAGAACGCTCGGTCTTGCACACCGGGCGTTTTTTATTGGTGAGTTCATCAAGCGCATACTTAAAAGCCCTGCTAATCGGACTGATGTCTGATGCCATTCCGAAAGCACACAAGACCGAAGCAATAAATCTCCAGTCCGTTCTGCTTATCTTCGATTCATGACAGCCAATCATCTTTGCCAGACCGCGCTGGGTAAGCGTTGACAGGTTGATAAGTAAATCTGTTTCTGCGCGATCAACGTCGCGCTGTGATAGTTTGCTGTAACTTGTTTGTTCCATTTCTTAAGATTTCCAATAGTGAATAGTTAGTTGAAAGGTATGCGTGGAAACGCATATGGCCTTAGTTGGTCAGATATCTTGGGACTCGCTTTTCAGCGACGTAGGACGAATGTCCGTTGTTACAAAGAGCGGGTACTGCTTAGGCGGCTTTGTTACTGGATGGAGGGAAAACATCATCCAAAGAACATTGGCACCCTAACTTCCTGAGGCCTTCTACGATCTTTCGGCAATCGTTAAGTCTAGGAGTACGGATATTCAGCTCATAGTTGGCGATGCGGGATTGCCCCCAACCAATTGCCGAAGCCAGTACAGCTTGCGAAACTCCGATTTTTTTTCGCTGCTGGGCAATTTTGTTCATTGCGGTCTCCCTAGTATTAATCACACACCCATTACACACAATTTGTGATTAACGGTCAACCTCAATTCGTGTACAGAGTTCAATCACGTTGCGTGTTACATTTAAAGGATGAAAACGATGCATGAAATTATCGGGGAAAGGATCAAGTCCCTTAGAGAAGCTAAAGGACTTAGCCAGGCTCAATTGGCCAAGCTTTGCGGCTGGGCTGCGCCTTCACGCCTGGGGAACTACGAGTTAGGAACAAGAAAGGTTAGCGCGGATGACGCGCTGGTTCTTGGGGCGGCACTCGGCGTATCTCCGGCAAAAATAATGTTTGGCGAGGATTCAGACGCTGTATTTCGCCAATATGAGTACCCGTTATTTTCTTCAGTGCAGGCCGGGCCGTTTTCGGAGGTTGGAAGCTACACAGCAAGCGATGCAAAGGCATGGGTCCCAACGACCACAAAAGCCAGCGAAAAAGCTTTCTGGCTTGAGGTGAAAGGCCATTCTATGACTGCGCCACAGGGCGTAAGGCCGAGTTTTCCTGAGGGTATGCTGATACTCGTTGATCCGGCCGAGCCGGTAGAGTCTGGGGATTTCTGCGTGGCTTCTGCAAATGGTGATTCAGAGGCAACGTTCAAGAAGTATGAGAAGGATGCAGGGGTTAGTTACTTGGTTCCATTGAATCCGGCATACAGAACCCTGGACTGCGATCACACATGCCGCATCATAGGCAAGGTAGTTAAGGCTCAGTGGCCTGAAGAGACGTTTGGATGATGGATGGTCGCAGAGATGCTCGTAGAGCATACAGCGATGCAGGAGAATTTATGGCACTTAATTTAGAAAGAATATCTTTTATAACCCCATTTGATAGCAGCGAAGAACCCAACCAACCGACGCTTAATTTTACATGCAATGAATTTCCTGCGCGGCTATCGATTGATTTCAGGGTTGGTATGATCGGGTTGAAACCAAATTCAAGATATAATTTGGGTATTATGGTAATCCCCGCGCACCTAATTATAAAAAAAGGTGAGGAAATTCAATTCCCTGACGGCTCTTCGGAATCAGTTTCACTTTTCATCGATACGAAAGATAGCCATTTTGAAACAGGGGTTGGCGGACAGGTAATAGTAACATTGAAAGAAATTAGGGTCCCAGCTAAAGGGCTGTATAGTGTTATAGGGATATTGCAAGATAATGAAGACCCTAAAAATGAACTTCATAAAAATGAATCATTTTTCACCGTAGAGCTATTATGAGTGACGACAGTAATTTAAATAATCATGGAAAGCAAGACACCAACATATCTGAAAGCCGGAGGTTGAAGGTTGTTGGCGGTTCCGATTTTGAGGCTGAATTTGATAATTCTCCCACCAAGGTGCAAAATAATTACATAAAACCGCCACAAACGGAGGAAGAAGTGGGAACGATCAGCAGAGAGGAACTTGATGCTCGCTTAGCTGCTAATAAAGCAGAGATGGAGTCTATTGCTTCTTCCATTAGGACTGACATGGCTCTATCTCGTGAAAGCGTTAATGTCCAATTTGCATCACTTAATGCAGCCATAAGCTCTCTATCGTCCAAGATCGATGGAAAGATGGATAGCGCTGCTGGCGATATAAAAGCAATTAATGGGAGATTCGAAGGAATTCAAGGACAAATAACAGGGGTTAATACCGCAATTAGTGGTGTTCAGTCGGGTATTTCTATACGATTAGCCATTTTTAGTGTCATTATCGCTGTAATAGTTGCGATTCCCGGGCTGGTATCAGCTTTAAAGTCAGACCACGCACCTTTGCAACAGCCTTCCACTTTGCAAGCGCCGCCACAAAATACCCAGCCAACAGACAACAAAAAAATCACTCCCCAGCATTAACGCATTAACCCGGCCTCAGCGCCGGGTTTTTTGTTGCCTGCACATAACTATCAGGACAGCACCTGCCAGCCAGCCCAAGCCTCTGATTAAATTACTATAATTCTTAATACAACTCCCATATCCCGCCATCTCGTCACCACCTACTTCGCTCGTTTTTCGAACTTTTCAGCACACCATCCTGCTGTTTCCCCCGCCTTAAGTAAGCAAACCCATCGCGGGGGAAACTATTTACACAAAAAAATCATACACATAACGTGTCACACCCTTATTTTACACATTTTGTGATTGACCATTAAATCACAATATGTGACTATTATTTCCATCAGCAGGACGCTGGTAGCCAAACGGAAAAGATTGGCAGGCTCTTTAAACAACGTCGAACACTCGACTACGTGGCTGAAAAGCCAGATCACCCAACCACATAAGCTGTGGGATGCAATGCCGAAGCAACCGTCTCAGGAGGAGCTTCGAGATTGCATCGCCAAAGTTTATTCGGGAGGAATCTATGTCCAGAAAAACAGAATTTAAAGGCACCGCAGCTTCTCGCCGTAGAGCTCGTCGCGCAAACCTGCAAAGTCAGGAGTCGATTAGCTCCGACAAGCTACACAGGCCAACCCCTTCACGAGTGGTCTTGCAATGCAAGCGCAAACCAGCAATGAGAGCAGAAGTTATAACTCTGACAACGTTGACCAGAAAATATGAAGGTTCAACTTGTCTTCCAAACGTAGCCATTTACGCTGCAGGCTACCGTAAATCCAAACAACTGACAGCAAGATGACTTGTGTTGGTCGCCAGAAAATGAAATTAGGCAGCAAACCACTTATTTGAGAGGAATTAATATGTCATCAATCCGCTTAACTACGAGAATGAAAGAGGAAATCGCTCGTAACGCTTTAATTAAGTCCGGGGTGTTCACTGAACTTGAAGAAGTAACAAAGTTAAAGAACCAGCTTGCACTTGACGCCAGAGTTATTGCGTTTGGCGGGAAAAAGAAAACCGAAGAAGTGGACCAGCTGGCATCAAAGTTAATGGCTGCAAGTGAGGAACTTCAAAAGCTGGGATGTTCATTTTACTCATGCGATGTCAGTTCATGTTCGATTTATCTGACTGTATCTGGAAGAAGGGTTGGCTGGCATTCATACGGAAAAGACGGCAACGGTGAAGATATATTGCTCCCTACCCCCGACAAAGATAAATGCATGTTTGACGCAGAACACAAAATAACAAAAAGGTTTGATGAAATCTGCGCATTGCAACAAAAACTTGAAGCCAGGAAAAAGGATATAGAATCAAACGTATGGGCTGCTTTGAACTCAGTCACAACAGTTAAGCGACTTATTGAAGTTTGGCCTGAAAGCAAAGAGTTGCTACCAAAAGAAGCAGATAAAGCAAGTGCAGCACTTCCTGCTTTACGGGTAGAAGATTTGAATAAGATGATTGGACTTCCTTCCGAGGCCGCATAATCGGCCTTTATTTTTGGCATAAACAACAGAATAAACACTGCACTGTGTATTCATTCCAACGAGTGAATACACGGAGCAATGTCGCTCGTAACTAAACAGGAGCCGACTTGTTCTGATTATTGGAAATCTTCTTTGCCCTCCAATGTGAGGGCTTTTTTATATGCATACCAATAACGCTTCACTAGAGGCGTTTTCGTTATGTGTAAATAAATAAGGAGCACACCATGCAATATGCCATTGCAGGGTGGCCTGTTGCTGGCTGCCCTTCCGAATCTTTACTTGAACGAATCACCCGTAAATTACGTGACGGATGGAAACGCCTTATCGACATACTTAATCAGCCAGGAGTTCCCAAAAATGGATAAAACACTTATGGCTATCCAGACTAAATTCACTATCGCCACTTTTATTGGTGATGAAAAGATGTTTCGTGAAGCCGTCGACGCTTATAAAAAATGGATATTAATACTGAAACTGAGATCAAGCAAAAGCATTCACTAACCCCTTTCCTGTTTTCCTAATCAGCCCGGCATTTCGCGGGCGATATTTTCACAGCTATTTCAGGAGTTCAGCCATGAACGCTTATTACATTCAGGATCGTCTTGAGGCTCAGAGCTGGGCGCGTCACTACCAGCAGATCGCCCGTGAAGAGAAAGAGGCAGAACTGGCAGACGACATGGAAAAAGGCCTGCCCCAGCACCTGTTTGAATCGCTATGCATCGATCATTTGCAACGCCACGGGGCCAGCAAAAAAGCCATTATCCGTGCGTTTGATGACGATGTTGAGTTTCAGGAGCGCATGGCAGAACACATCCGGTACATGGTTGAAACCATTGCTCACCATCAGGTTGATATTGATTCAGAGGTATAAAACGGATGAGTACAGCACTCGCAACGCTGGCAGGGAAGCTGGCTGAACGTGTCGGCATGGATTCTGTCGACCCACAGGAACTGATCACCACTCTTCGCCAGACGGCATTTAAAGGCGATGCCAGCGATGCGCAGTTCATCGCATTGTTGATCGTCGCCAACCAGTACGGCCTTAATCCGTGGACGAAAGAAATTTACGCCTTCCCTGATAAGCAGAACGGCATCGTTCCGGTGGTGGGCGTTGATGGCTGGTCCCGCATCATCAATGAAAACCAGCATTTTGATGGCATGGACTTTGAGCAGGACAATGAATCCTGTACATGCCGGATTTACCGCAAGGACCGTAATCATCCGATCTGCGTTACCGAATGGATGGATGAATGCCGCCGCGAACCATTCAAAACCCGCGAAGGCAGAGAAATCACGGGGCCGTGGCAGTCGCATCCTAAACGGATGTTACGGCATAAAGCTATGATTCAGTGTGCCCGTCTGGCCTTCGGATTTGCTGGTATCTATGACAAGGATGAAGCCGAGCGCATTGTCGAAAATACTGCATACACTGCAGAACGCCAGCCGGAACGCGACATCACTCCGGTTAACGATGAAACCATGCAGGAGATTAACACTCTGCTAATCGCCCTGGATAAAACATGGGATGACGACTTATTGCCGCTCTGTTCCCAGATATTTCGCCGCGACATTCGCGCATCGTCAGAACTGACACAGGCCGAAGCAGTGAAAGCTCTTGGATTCCTGAAACAGAAAGCCACTGAGTAGAAGGTGGCAGCATGACACCGGACATTATCCTGCAGCGTACCGGGATCGACGTGAGAGCTGTCGAACAGGGGGATGATGCATGGCACAAATTACGGCTCGGCGTCATCACCGCTTCAGAAGTTCACAACGTGATAGCAAAGCCCCGCTCAGGAAAGAAGTGGCCTGACATGAAAATGTCCTACTTCCACACCCTGCTGGCTGAGGTTTGCACCGGTGTGGCTCCGGAAGTTAATGCTAAGGCGCTGGCCTGGGGAAAACAGTACGAGAACGACGCCAGAACCCT